CTTGAAACCTAGAGGTCTCCGCCATCGGAAACCGTTTCAAGTATTGATTGAGGACATCTTGCAAAGCATCCAAGTAATTTCTTACAGGAGCACATGATAATTCAGTAGGGACATGTAGATCGGTAGAGTCTTTGTAGTCTTTATCGACCGTCACATCACCTTGACGCAACACCATCCCATCATGGAAGTTAAGAATATCTTGACTATGCCAGAACTCATGAAGACCATCTACAACGGATTCATTAATAAAGTTACCCCAGATAAAGTCATTACACTCATCAGTGAGAGGGGTACAGATGTTGCCTTTGTATATCGTGAGTTCTGTATCAAGCATAGTAATCCCGACCAGGGTGAGTTTAGTGCCATCCCAGGGCAGGGTCAAAATTGACTCCACCAGGGTATGTTTTACGTCATTTCCAAGACGCCATCAGCAATCATGTTATCAATGAGAATCGTATAATCCTCTTCAACATTCAGTCCCCAGAAGTGGACGTGGTGTTTATTCTCGTCGCTGTAGAAACGGCAAAGAGAAGAGAAGAGGGCAGGATACTCAGCGTCAAGGGCAATGTTACCATTGACAGTATCCTTCAGAATTTGTAGTCTGTCCACAAATCGATCTCTAACAGTCATGACTGACTCCTATTTTGTTTTACTTGCCCGTTAAGGCAACGGTCCAGGCAGGATTCGAACCTGCGACCAACGCTTTAGAAGAGCGATGCTCTATTCCACTGAGCTACTGGACCATTAGTAGTTTAAAAAATGCACCTCTGTGTAGCGTCTCTTGTTTACAAATGTATCACCAACCAGTCTCATTGCATGATAAGTGCTACCAGAAAAGAAAACACCACAGTTGAAGCGGTCTAAGATACAGTGGGATTCAACTGCATCCTTACACCAAGGGTCTGAGTGCTCACCTCCACCATTGTAATCAAAGGACTTGTAAAAAGATGTGCCAGGACCATAGTTGTTACTCTTGTTTAGATAAACGATACAGTTAACTGAGTTAGGATCTGTGTGTGGAAACCAGTGTCCTTTAGGTGGAGAGTTTAACATAGTCATGTTGAACTTACAACCTTCATCGAAGTGGACACCAATCATTCCTAGACGGACAGAGACTTGTTGATGAATAGAAAACCAACGTGGATCATATGCCTCCGTGATAGTATGTCTGCCGTCATAGAAGTCTATGCCGTTGCCCTTGATAGGGTCTTGGGGTTTGTGTGAGAGGATAGGGCAGCAGTCGAGATACTCAACCACCCTATCAGGATTCTTATATAGGTTATCAATATAGACAACCCTCTGATCGTTAATTATTTCTACATTATACTCAAGGTTTTCATTGAGTATAAAGTCATCACCAGTAAAGAAACTCATGCCTGCTCTCTCACAATAGGATCTCCTTCCCATAGAGTCCTCTTAACCTTATCAACTTTGCCTCTTAGATTAAACGAGACAATAGTGCGAGGGACATCAGACTTATTCTCTAGCGCCTGGTGGTGGACAGTAGTAGGAAAGATAATTAGATCACCCTCATTTATAGGGGGAATAAAACTCTGCAACCTACCACTCCAGGGATTGTTGAATGGTGATATGAATTGAGTTGCATCATGAAGCTTAGGATTAAACTCAACATAAAGAATGCAACTCCAACCACTATGACCATGGTTATGAATGCCATGGTATTGACCTTTACGTGATGTTTGACACCACATATCAGTAAACTCAACCCTTCTACGCTCAGTAAACTGAGCAAGATAGGGCTCAATGATTGGAATAATTACATCAGCATACGGAGGTAACGTCTCTTCTTCCATGTGAAAGAAGTCAGTATACATTTCATTGTTATCCAGATGCTCTTGCCCAAACTGAGGTAGGGACTCCATGATAATTTGTTTCTGTGATTCCCAATTCTCTACTTCGTAATGTGCGATTGGGACAGAAAATAAATTATGAATCATTTGAGTATCTCAGTATAGTGTCGGATCTTAATGCCGATCGCTTCTGCGTCAACATAGTCACCACTCTCTAGGGCATCGTGCATCTGGTCCACTAGGATTTCAATCATGTTATTGATAGCGTCAATTTCCTCAAGAAACTGATCGTCCATGGTGGTCTCCTCGTATGCCTTGTAAGTATATATGGTTAGGGTCCGAGTGTCAACCCTTAAAATTCTTAATAAACCATTCGGCGTCCACTACCACAAGTGGTTGCTTCCTATTCTTCTTCATAAAAAGTATAGGTTGGTGGTCTCCTGAGTTGGCACATGCCTGCTCGTATGCATCGTAAACGTTTAGTTTCTCCACATTCTTACACTCAATACTGAAGGGAAACTTCTGCCTAGCATCTCGTGCCATCATAATATCTTCCCCACCAGCACCCATGCTGCGAGACTCGATGTCTTCAGGGTGGACATTCCTATGCTCGATGAGCATGTCTCTCACCCACTGTTGGAATCGTCTACCTTTACCCTTTGCACTCTGTGGTTTCACCTGCTTATCCTCTCATCAAGTGCTTCATGAATAATTTGTTTCAACTCAATACGCTCTTCTGGTGTGAAGATTGTCCTTACCTTGACAGGCATAGGTGCATAACTACTTGGTTTCTTAGACTTACCAGGGAGACTCATGCCTTGAGTGTCGATCTTATCCTTCGACATTTTCTTTCTCCGTCTTCTTATTAAATCCAAATGGTCCTGCTTTATCTTCTGATCTATTCTTCATGGCAACACCAGCAAGAGACTCCATGATCTTAAGGATATCCTTTGCCTCAGCATTCTCTCCAAGTTCCTTGGCAACATACCCATACTTGGGCCAAAACTCTTCACCTGCAATGAGGTATTCGTCTAATGAAATTGGTTTCATAATAAATCCCTTTCGTCTATCTATAACAATAAAAAAGGCACCCGTAGGTGCCTCTGTTATCAACTCTTAGATGCGAACTTACGCTCGATTCTAATCCCGCGATACATCAAATTATGATTGCGAGTCTGAGTTTGCTCTTCTAGCACGGCTGTCTTGTATGACTCAGCATCATACTGGACACCGCGATATGTGATAGTAGTCATTGATATACTCCTAAAGTAGTTGGTGGTTAAACCCGTTCCTTTAGTCGTGTGCGTCCCATGGATAGCAATTAGGGGTTGATTCCTTCATGACCTCAATCAATTCCACCTTATATTCAGGAGGAATATTCTCGTTTGTTCTCATCCGAAGCATGATTGCATCGGCTTGAGCACAAGTGAGAGTTGAATAGAATAATACTTCTAGCATGGGATGAACGCTCCGTTCCGCGACTTACTTGCGTCCTCCTTTCGGGGGATGAACGTATGGATATACTAACATATCCACAACTATTTAGCAACTCACTTCCTTTTTTTGCCTTTTTTTGGTCTTGCTCTGACTGGTCTGGTATTCTTTAAGTCCTTCTTGAGTCTCTTCAAGAAGGATAAGTGGTCCCGAATACCAATTTGAGGGGTCTTGGGACAACCAATCACCTTCTCGTCTTGTATCGATCTTTTGCACTTCTTTCTTTTCATGTAGTAGGTTATCAATCCATCGACTGATGGAATACTTATAGTTGAAAACCACCGAAAGTACTTGCTTCAACATCTTGTTTGATACCTCCAACAACATAGGACTCAATCTCAGTTTCCTGAGGAGCATTTTGCTGACCTTTGCTATTTAGCCAGTGCTCTGTCCATGGTAGGGGATTATTCTTAGCAGGGATGTCATAGACTGGATCGATACCAACTGCCTTCATGCGACGGTTAGCGATCCACTCAACGTATTGACAGAGCAGTCTCTCATTAAGACCGATCATGCTGCCGTTTTCAAATAGATATTTTGCCCAGTCTTTCTCCTGGTTTACTGCGTCGATAAACATCTGACGCACTGTTTCTTTTTCTTCTTGTGCGATGACCTGCATCTCAGGATCATCACCTTTCTTCCACTTGTAAAGGATCTTCTGAGTCAGTGCCAAATGTTGTGACTCATCCCTGGCAATAAGGGAGATAATTTTTGCTGAACCTTCCATGAGTTTAAGTTCACCAAAAGCAAAACTACAAGCAAAAGAAACATAGAACCGTATTCCTTCCAGGATGTTGACATTAGCAATCGCCAGATAAAGTTTACGTTTAACATCATTCAGTGTCCAGTCACGAGTAGGTGATCCCTCCCAGGACTTCTCCCACATGGTGCTGGATGCCCACTCAGATGCTGCTTCAATGAAATCATTGTATGCTTTGGTTACAGACTTAGCACGATCGAGAATCTTCTCGTCATCTAATACCGTATCGAAGACTTCTGTTGGATCTGGGTAGATGTTTTTGATGATATGGGTATAGGAACGAGAGTGAATCTGCTCCATGAATTCCCATACTCCCATGCATCCTTCCAACTCAGGAAGACTACAGTAAGGTGAGAATGCCATCCCAGGACCACGCCCCTGCACAGAGTCCAGAAGGATCTGATACTTGAGGTTACTGGTGTAGATATGTTTCTGTTGATCATTCAGTGTTTTGTAATCGGACCTGTCTTTCTGAAGGGAAACCTCTTCAGGTCTCCAGAAGTATCCTAACTGTGTCTGTGTCAGTTTATCAAAGTCAGCATACTTGTATTCATCATAACGTTGCATCCCTAAAGGAGCACCAAAAAACATTGGTTGGTTTTTTGTGTCTACCTTCTTGTCGTTAAAGACTGTCAGTCCCATTCTTGTGGCTC